GTTTCCCAGTCACGATCGGGGGGGGTAACCCATCTTGTAGTTTGTGAAATTATTTTTGTTGTTCACTCAACGTATTTGTTAATTTGATTGATGAATATGTGGTGGATGACATCTTGTACATTCATAAAACTAACGTTTTTCTGTTCATGTCTGAACTAAACTGACACCGCTGCTTCGGCAGCATCCCCTATTCAACACACTGTATAAGTGTGATGGGGTATGTGGTTAAATTCCACTGAGAATCTCTAGTGACGAGCCGCTGTATAAGCGGTAGAGATATGCGATATAAAATCGCTGAAATATTAACGTGTAGATTACACTGTGTCCTGGTTTGTCGAACCACAACACAGTCTACATATGAAGTGGGCTCTAAAGCCTGTCCAACTTAGGGACTAGACAAAAATTTGCATGTGATAGCTATATCATGCATCTTATACTGTAGCGTCTGTACCTCAAAAACAGAACCCCGACGCTGAAAAGTGTCACCTTGTTGGAAGTTATTCCAACTTGAGCTCAAAAGAGCTCAAAATGACGAATGGCATACTTGAGTTGCCAGATGGATGGAGGCGAGATTGGAATCGTGTAGATAAAAAGAGTGCGATTGCTATGCAATCGAACTCAACTCCTAAAACTTTTCGCAAGTTGAAGAAGAAGTGTCCTACGGTACGTTTACATAAACATTGTCTTGCGTTGAAGTATTTGGCTCTGTGGTCAGATTTTATTTCAGATAAAGTCAATGAATTGACGTTGTCTTCATATCCTGACCGATTTTATTTAAAGAAGGATAATACATTTATTGAGGAGTTTCATGTTAAGAGGAATGCAGTGCCGGTTGTAGAGAATGAGGCACGACGTCGTGCTATCGAAGTGTTATATGATGATGACGAAGATGATGATTTTGATATGGAGGAGCTTAGACTGGAATTGGAACAAAATGCCCGGATTGTTCGAGAAGAAGAAGAGAAAAAAGAACGAGAAGAGGCCCATAAGCGACGTGTGGTTTCTAAGCATCCTGTGCCTTTGTTAGCAGGCGAGAATGAGGAGAAGCATTTTCGAAATAACAAAGCGTCCCGTCGTGGTCAAAAGAAGATTCGTGACAGGGAGCGTCGTCGTCATGTGCAGATGAAACAACGACAGCGTAAGGAACATCGTCAACCACGTCATCATACTGAGATGACCACTGAAGATTTTGAAAAATCAGAGCGGCGATTACAGAAAAAGAAGCTGGGATTGTCAACTCGTGGTGGTTCTCGTGTACATCCAAATCGTCGTCGACGTCAGAAGAAAAAACACAAACAGCAGGAGACGAAGGAGCAACCACTATCGCCAGAATACATACAACACGTGAATTCATCACAATCACGTGTTTTACCTATACAAGTGGATGTACGTATAGATGCTCCGGTGTTTCAACCAGAACCTTCTTTTCGTCATGTAGCTTTTAAAAAGAAGAAGAAAGACAATGCCCGATCTCGTCGGCGTCAGCGTAGGCATGGCGGAAATGCGCGATCCCGACGCAGTGAGAGGCGTAAAAAAGAACGAGAAGAGAAGCAAGCTGTTCATGCCGAATCTGCGAGTGGAGTGTTGGATTTTTCATTAACAGATTTGTTCTCTGCCTTCCCCCCATTATCCGATGCCATGTTGGCTGTTGAGGTGTTAGGAGAGAAAGTTATGCCCCTCGTGCGTAAGTGGAGTATTGCCATGTGTACGTTTACATATCAAATGTACAGAGCCTCTTCGTCTTTTGATTATTTAGCTGCTATCACTGCTTTGTCGACTTCAATATGTCCCGATATCTTCTCTCGTGCGTCGGATTTTGTGGCGAAAATGGTACAAGAAATTAGTGATTTGTGGTCTCGGTATATCACTCCTCGCGCTGAATCTTTCTCGGACACAGCTGATACCATGAATGCGATATTTTCCACTTTCGTAACGAATCCGTTATTAAATTCACTCCGCTTACTCATATTAGGTCTTGTTTCATTTAGACTCTTTTCTCGTAATGTGGCTCATCGAGCTCACCAATTCTTAGGGAGACCAGCAGGGAGTACTTTTGCGGACGCTATTGCAATGATTTTAAAAGGGATATCATATATGTTGCGGTTCGCGCAGAGACTCCGGGATGGTACTTCTATTACAGATGCCGTAATGGCTCCGGATAGTGTATTAGCTTATCTTAAATTAGGTCGCCACATCAAGGAACATCAGCACCTCGTATATACCGGTATTCCTGTGGAATATTGCGAAGATGAAGTTAGTTACATGGCAAAAGTTTCCGACTTTCTCGAGAACGTACCTACAATCCTCACTAAATTGACGCCATACGACACTCGTTTTGATGAGTTGGATGCTCTAAATTCCTGCATTAAGGATATTTATTTGAGCAAATTAAGTGCTATGAAGTCTCGGACACGGATTCCTCCATTTGGGTTGGTACTTAGTGGACCTCCTGGTATAGGGAAAAGCAAATTATTAGAGTATGTCGCTTGTGTGTGGTCCCAGGTTAAAGGTCGTGTACATGATCCTTCCCATGTTTTCACAAGGTGTAAAACATCTGATTATTGGGAACAGTACAATTGTTTCTCTCATCCCATTATACATTATTCAGAAATGGGGAATATGTCCACGTTAGTTGCGAAAACACAAGGTGATCCTCTCCTATCTGAATTACAGAGCGTGATTGATGGTGCTGCCTTTCCTGCTGACATGGCATTCGATTTGAAGGGCAAGATGTTTTTGGCACCTGAGATGGTGTTAATTGATACTAACAATCCTGGTATGCATGTTGATGATTTAATGTACTCCCCCAGTGCGATTAGGAGACGTTTCTTGTACCTTAGTGTTGATGTGTTACCACAGTATCGAAAACAAGGGTCAACAGCTCTGGATCCTGAATTATCGCTGGAAGATGATTCTTTTCTGTTGGACCGTTATTCATTCACTCTACAGAAATTTAAACCAGAGGGTAACCAATCCCGTGTTGAGTATGTTATGCAGAATGGTAATCTAGAAGACATGACACGATGTCTGAGTGGTGAATATGAACGTCACATTCGTGGTGGGCAACAAGTAAATGCGCGTGTTGATACTGAACATATCAATGATCACGTTTCAAATATCTTGAATGGAGAACAAAAGTATGGTATGGAATGTTTGCATCTCCATCACGCTATTATTTCGAGTGTGCAACCCCGGCGAGTGTGGCGTCGGTTTTCTTATGCCTGTTATATATGGTGGTTGACGATGGCTATCTTTGTGGTAGAATCCCTACTGTCGTTACGTAAATCAAGTGTTCTTGGATCAGTGTTCGTTTTCAATCCTCAGAATGTGATTTTAGCATACGTTAGCTATGCTTGTCTTCCTTTTCGCATTTTGTGGTTATTGATTTTGTTGTTTAGTGTAATTAATTCTTACGTTCTTTCTAGGGCGTTATGTTCACTGATCTCTCTTGGAATGGCTTTTTATTTACGTCAGAAGTCAAACGAATGGCGAAGAATCGTGGATCGACATCACGGAGCATTGCGGGGCGACAATCCCCTTGAGAATTATTTCCAAAGTGCGAATTGGCGTGTTATATCTACTGGTGTAGCTACTCTCCTATCTCTGGTTTCTGTTGTGAAATTGTACCAACGCTTCTCTACACAATCTTACAAACCTCAGGCACATACACAATTTGCGGAGACGTCACCCATCAATGAGGAGGTGAATGATCTTGAGGAGAAAATGGGGTGTGATTATGGCTACAAACGTGTAAAAAATAAAACACATGAGTGTTGGACTACAGTGTATCACGCCTATACTCCCATTCACACAGATGAACCACGTTCACTTTGGAACAGAATGTCTCGCAATTTACGTCGTGTGACGATATTTTTCCCTGATAACAAGACCAGAACAACCACACTTTTTGGCATTCAGTCAAGTTTTGCTGTTATTAATTCTCACGCGTTGGATGGTTTAGAGAGTGCTATCAATTTTTGTGTTCATCCTGATATGGTGTGTCGGGATGTAAGTCGAGGGCGCATGTGTGCGATCGAGCAGGTTAATGTGGTCAATTTAGGAAACGATGTGTCTGTTATTCGTGTACCTATGGTATTTAGTGATGTAATGGCTCATATTGCTCAAGAATTACCAGAGTGTGCCCACGGATCTATGGTTGACACTGACACTATTTATAATATGGAGGATCGTGTGATCCTTGATGATGAGGTAAACCCAATTGATGTAGTTGCGTATTCGTATGTGTACACTGATCATTACTATGGAATGTGTGGTTTTCCTGCTATTGCGAAAATTGGAAATGGTTCCGCAGTGATAGGAATACACTCTGGAGCTGTCAACAATGATTGTGTAGCTGTTCCGTTATATGCAGATAAGATAGAGGAGGCAATCTCCCAGCTTAGTACTCGGCTTTTTACCCCTATGAGTGTCGAGATGGAAAGCTTGACTATAGATCCTAATCCGAAATCTCCTTTCCTGTATGAAGATCTTACTCACATCGATTACTTTGGTACGCTTCCTGGAAATATATCTTTGCCCGGCAAATCAAAAGTCACTCCTTCTTTACTTTCTGATGATTTGCCTGATTTTTTCCAACGATGGTTTGAGTTTACGCCGCAAGAGGATTATGCTCCTCCAAAAATGCGCCCCCGATTGAAAAATGGTGTGTACCAATCCCCATATAATGTTGGTCTCTTGAAAATGAACGTCACGTCACCAAGCCTCTCCCATCATCTTCTGAAAGTGGTAAGTGATGAGTTGTCATCGCGTATTATTACCATGTTGCGTGAACGTGGAATTGAAAAACTCACTCCTCTCACTCTTGATGAAGCTATCAATGGAATTGATGAGGATGATTTCACCCGTAGAATAAATGTCCACACGTCGGCAGGTTACGGTTTTGATGGCCAAAAAGAGAAATATCTCCCTTTGGTTTCTTCAGATGATACCAAACGCGATGCCACACCAATGTTGAAAAGGCGAATTTTAGACACGTACGCGTCTTATCGTCGCAATAGTGCACGACGATCAGTAAAAAAGGTACAATTGAAAGACGAACCACGCCCTGTGGCCAAAGTAGCAAAAAGTGCCACTCGGTTTTTCTATATAGAAGCCGTTGATGTTTTGGTCATGGCAAAACAGTTGTTGTCACCGTTGTATACCCGAATGGTGGAACATGGGGATATTTTCTGCACTGCCGTGGGCATCAATATGCATCGTGATTCTGACAGGTTCGTTAAATCTCTGTTAGACTTCTCACCGCTTATAATGGAGGGGGATTATTCAGGATATGATGTACAAATGCCATTAGATATAGGATTAGCAGCAAACACTGTCATTTTGACTGTGCTCAAGGATTTTGGTTACACGGACCTATCTTTGACTTTGCTGAAAGGGTTTATGACTGATTCCCTTTTTCCTTTGATGGCGTTAAATAACGATTTATTTTGTAAACCTGGACTCCAACCTTCTGGTAAATATGGAACTGCGTGTGATAATTCATTGCGTGGAGTTATAATGCTGATGTACGCATGGTATGCCACTCATACCAGAGATGAGAAGTTTTTTGATTTCGTGAAACCAGTCGTCTATGGAGATGATTTGTTGGTTAGTGTTAAACCGGAAAAAGCCAACAGTTTCAACAACATCATTTATAGTGAGTTATGTCTTAAGCACTTTGGCATGACTTACACCACTGCGTCAAAGACTCTTGATTTTCAGGATTTTGTAGATGTGTCTTTGATGTCTTTCCTCAAGCGTACATTTGAGGAAAGAAATGGGCATTATGTTGGAAAACTTTCGTTGGAAAGCATTTATAAGTCCCTATTTTGGTTCCTTCCTTCAAAAGTAAGTGAAGAGGACCAATTGATAGCAACGTGTCAATCGATGATATGGGAAATCTACTTCCATTGTGACACCCGTGCTATATTTGAAGAACGCAGAAATGCGCTCATTGCTTTGTTGCATAAACATCGCATAACTCCAGTAAGTTTACCCTCATTTAATGAGATACACCACGCTGTGGGTGATATTCGACTTGACAATGATACATCAATTGTACGGAGAACGCAATCTTTGTGTCGTCATGTCGAAAACTCGGAGAGCTATATAGCTTCTTTAGTTCCATTTTTGCCGGAAAGGAAAATGGAGGACTCCAACCTGATCAGACATTGCGTTGTGCCTGGTCTGGATACCAAACGTGCTGAAAACAAATATAATGTTTTAGAAGGAAAAGAGGATTTCTCAATAGCTAGCAATGACACTTTTGTGTTCCGCAACCAATTAGTGGTTGAGTTGCAAGATATAGAGCGAGAGATAGGGTTAAATCCCAATGTTGATCTCTACGGATACTCTCATTCAGCGTCCTTGCGTCGAGATGTTCGGAAAAACCCGGTTATGGCTAGGTTGTATGAGTTAGCACAGCGTGCTAGGACACTCAAATTGACAATAGAAGCATTGGATTACAAATCTCGTCGGAAAGTGACTCGTTATAATGCTCAAGCCGATATGGCTCAATTGACGGAGAACGAGGTTAAAATGGCCACGTTTGAAAATTTCACGGATATGGCAGGGTTAAAAGAATTTCACGAGAATTTGGGTGATGCCAAGACGTTAAACGTGGGTCAGTCCCAGGAACTTTATCTTGATGATACCTTGGAAAGGTTTGTTGAAGTTGATGCGTTTTTTGTGGCTCCTGACACTAATGTGTCACGGGAGATAGCGATTTGGGATTTGTATTCCAAGAATCCACTTGTGAGAGCGAAATTACGCAATTATGCTTTTTTTAAAGCTGATTTAGAAGTACGTGTTGCTGTTACAGGCTCACCGTTCCATGCTTCCCAATACCTAATTTCATACCAACCGTACCCTGAGCGCAACGCGTCGCTTCAGTTTACGTTAGATCTTACTTCCGTTGACGCGTTGAATCGGCCAAGTACTGTCAATTATCTCAGTCAGTCGAAAGGATGTATTATTGATGATGTGAGAAATAACAGTGTTTCCCAGATCTCTATACCTTTTATAAGTATGAAACCTACTTTTAGATTATACAACTCTCAGAGTACAGCTATAGCGGATACAACTTCTTTTGATGATTTTAAAGATGCAGGTTCTGTGTTCTTTTACACCATCAATACTGTACGTGCACCAGCTGGTGCAGCTGACGTGGAAGTTCAAGTACTAGTAAGAGCTATAGACGTGGAATTAGGTCCCCCAACTGGTACAGTTCTTGCAGTAACAACTGAAAGTGACGAGAGAGAAATAGGTCCAATTGAAACTTTTGCCACTAACACGGCCCAAGTCTTGGATAGTTTGTCGTCTGTTCCGGTTATACAACCATTTGCCCAGGCTAGTGCTAAGGTTGCCAAGACTGTTGCGGGGGTTGCTGCTGCTCACGGTTGGTCCAAGCCCATTTCTAATAGGGAACCTGAATATGTGAAGAATGAACCCTTTCGAAATGGGGCTAATATGATAGGTACTTCTACTGCTAAACGAATCACGTGGGACCCGAAACAAGAGATTATTGTTGATCCCCGAGTCGGAGCGGTTCAGGAAGATGAAATGATGTTACATTATTTATGTGCTCAAAAATCTTACTTGACGAGTTTTACGTGGGATCCCACTGATCCCCCGCATGTACCGATATTCAACATACTAAATGATATTACTCTTTGTACTCATTGGACTGGAATCGAGAAACATGTTCAACCAACTCCTATGGCTCTCATTGCTGCTATGTTTCAGTACTGGCGTGCAGATATAGAGTACACTTTTGAATTTGTAGTAAACAGATTTGACAGAGGGAAAATTATGTTCATGTTTGAACCCAATATCTCTCAACAAGTACTTATTAATAGTGACTTGGATATGAATAAGCAGTTCACTAGTGTCATTGATCTTGAAAATTTGCAGTCTCATACTTTGCGTGTTGAGTGGGCTTCTCCTCGTCCTTTTCTTCGAGTTAGAGACCATAACGCTGTTGTGAATTCATATACGCCAAATTTCTTATCTACCACTTCGTCGAATATATATTCCAATGGTTACCTAATTGTTGCTCCTTTCACGGGATTAAGCAATAATGATGGATCTGCAATACAAGTGAATGTGTTTGTTCGCGCTATTGATGCAGCATTTGCTATGCCCGTGACATCAAAAATGCCTGTACAACGATTCAGTACTGAATCGGATGACGGTGAGTACCATGTTTTGAACCCAACTGGCGCTACTTTGGATCATATTTATGAGTTTCAATTTGGTGAAAGAGTTGTCTCGCTTACGTCGTTGTTCAAGCGAATGATAACTGTTAGAACTGAGAGTGATTTCGTGGGAGGGGGTGTTAGCCACACTCTTGAATTGGTGCACAATATCTGGCCGGAACCAAAGCCCTCTTATGCAGGAGATACAGAGATTGACGTAAATTTTTTAAATTATGTTCAATATGCTTTTCTAGCGATGAGAGGGAGTTTGCGTTTTAGAACTTTTACTCGGAATGGAACAGTTTCCATCGTGAATAGTGATCGAGTATCAGTTAATTTAGAACCTCCCAACGGAGCTCTTGCTGAATCTTTTGGGTGGGTAAGTACACCTCCTATTGCCACTGACATGGGCACCGTGTCGTTTATGCTAGATACGAATGCTGGTGTAGAGTTTGAGGTTCCATTTTATAATCCAAATTTGTTTCTATTTTCATGTTCTGAGGACGGTATTGGTCCAAATAATACCCATGAAATGATGGAAACTTATGTGAGGCAATTTCAAGTTTTAGTACCTGCAGATTCTTCACAAACATCAAATTTCATGACTATAGATCGATGTACTGGTGAAGATTGGCGTCTATTCCGATTTTTAGGAGCGCCAAGTTACACCTTTTATTAGTCATGAGACCGAGAAGACTCGGATCGTGACTGGGAAAC